CGTTGCATCCACTAATGTTAAAATGGCCTTTAACATATGAACCTGGGTCTGAGTATACTAAAGTCTTTGATGTTAATTTTCTTCTATTTGGATATCCTTCTGTGGTATCAAGTGTTCCACCTAAAGCCGACATAAAGTGTACACCACTTGTAAATCGGATATGTGTCCACCCAGACCCCGTAGGGTAATCTGCACTAACTGCCGAGAAGGCTGGGGTTGGTGGGTCTGCGAATATGAATAATGGACTAGACACGTTATTATCTATTGTCACCCATAGTTTATCATATTTGTTTACAGGAATGTAAGCCACTCCACCAGATAAAGTTGTTACAGAGTTTTTATTTTTTGAGTATGGCCCAATATCAATAGATGAGATTGATCCACCAATTTTAGAAACCCTAGCAGTAGTGGACCCGTCAATCTCAAATGTAGTATAACTAATAACAGGTGAAGAGCTTACAGGCCAAAGATTTCTATTAACAGCATAGCTTAGAACCCAAGCCATCCTAGTACCGGAATACACATGAGAATTCTGATATGCCGAAGCATCGTTCATCACCGATACAGAGTAATAAGTACTACTAACGCTGAAAGTAGTAGGGTCTGGGTTTGGATATACTTCTAGATTAATAGCCATTATGCGTCAAAATCCTCATCTGGTGTCGCTGTGTCGAGAGCACTCATATCACTTAAATTCAATTCAAAGTAATCGCTTACTGGACCTGAAGGTGTTGGATCGTTTAGATTTATATAATATGTTACGCCTTCATATGTAAAGCTCAACTCGCTGCTTAAAGCTAGATCCAATGGATATAGGTTCTCAATTGGACCGTCTGGCCAGGGTAGTTGATTATTCAGATCTTCTACGTCTGATAGATCAATTACTATCCCGAAGGTAGTATCTAACTCATCACTAAGAATTAAATCATTCTCACCCATATCAACACTATAGGTTTGATATGAGTATGCCGCCGAGCCTTCTAGAGAAGATTCAAGCAACAGTTCTTCATTACCCAGGTTAATTTGGTATAAGTAATTCGGTGAACTTCCGATAAGATCAGAGCTTAGTGATAAATCTATATTTCCTAAATCTACTTCTCTTGGCTGTGTAGAATCTACACTAATAGAATTTGATAGCAATAATGTTATATTGCCTAACTCTATTAAAGTTCTTAAATCTCTATTTTCACGACCTCTTTGTCTTCCCCCACCTTGAATTGATATCTCATAGTTCTGGGAGTTAATTTGGCTTGTGTTGGTGTATAGAATTTTTGGGCTTCTGATATAAGTCTCTACACTAATGGTAATTCTTTTCTTAATTACACGATCTTCTTTATCGTTGGATTCCTCAGAGTCTATATCGTCCTCAGATACTAAGAATGCCTTAATGTAATCGTTGTCCTCTGTCTCGATCTCTAAGTCTGGGTTGAACATTGATAAGATGGTTGATCTTATTATGTCCATATCCTCTACGAACTTAGTCCAAATATTTATATCGTAGTCAATAACTACAGGTCTTGGAGCTAGTGAGAGATATCTCTTAGCACGCTGCTCCTCTGCATCCCATTCTACTTCATTTACTAAGATTGGAGTGTATCTTCTACGATCATCATCGTTCGAAGATCCTCTTTCAAATACAGAGATATAAGGTAAGACTAGCGTATTATCTTGGTAGTCCTTTCCCTTATTTCTCTCCATTCTACCAGTACCACACTTAATCTTTTGTTTAGCACCGTTCCCATCAATGTAATAAAGGTTCCCAAAAGTATTTAATAATGCTCTCAGGACTTGCTTGTAATGGTTATTGGTACTCGCTCTCATTTGGCGAGTAATCATGTCAATAATTTTAGATGGGATGCGGAGTGTAGACATTACTTCCTACCTATATCTTCAGATCTAGTGAAGAGATTATCACGGTGGATATCCTCCGAATCTCTTAGTAGCTTGGCATGAACCAATAAGTGATAAATTCCATAAGCTTCGAAGCTATCTTCCTGAACTTCAAATACTTCAAACTTCATGTTTTGGAATACAGGCTTTAAGATGTCGCCAATGATTATTGACCGTCCTGCCATGCTCTCAACATAAGTTTTATTGAATATAAATACTTGATCGTTCTCTACCTGAACTCCGAATTGAGTTAGGTTCTCCTCCAGAGCTTTTGGCTCATAGTGACCGTAAAGGTAAATTGGATCAACTGAGATCACTTTCCTTCTGGACTCTTGGTAGATATCATCGTAATCCTGTGATGGATGGTACATATAAAGCTCTACCTCTGACCCACCCAATTTAATGATCTCCTCGTCAATCAGGTTGAACATATTCCTATCAGAGTTATCCTTATCAAATAGAGATAACCTTGATTTTGAATCGTTGACCGATCTATTTGTCGGGGGTGTAGTAACCTTGAATCTATTGATATTCATTACCAGAAATCAAATAATGGTGGATTCTCAATTTCAGAAGTAAGCTCCTCTAAAAGTTTCTCTTTCTCTCTTTCAGATTCTTGTAGTAGGATTTGACCGTCCAATTTAGATCCACCACCTGGGCCTGGGAGAGTGTCATACTTGCTTCTTACTCTTCCTAGAATTTCTTTTGAAACTGCTAGAGCGTACCTCTGTATCCAATTTCTGTATGCAGGTAGAATTGTATTTGAATCAATACCTCTAAACTCCAGAATCACATCCTCTTCTCCATTAGGAACTGGAGATAAGTGTAGGTATTTCCCGTTGATGACTTCCCAAGAGTTGCCTTGCCCTAAAATTTTTCTAATTTGCTTTAGGTACTGCTGCATCAAAACATACTCACCGACATTGTGGTTATTGAATAAACCTGTGTTGGTGAAGAACATAATTGTGAAGTCATACTCTAAAGATCCAGGGACGGCATTTGTTTGGAAGATATTCTTCTTATACCAAACATTTGTAAGGTTATTTACAACCTCTGGTGGAAGCTCATAGATAGACTCACCTACTGTAGTTTGGATTACAGCAAACTGAGTCATCCAGGCAGGACAATGATAATCTAGCTTTGAGATTGCTTCGTCAATACAAGTCTCAATCTGAAAATCAGTTAATTCTACTCTAACGGTAGGATGCCCTAATCTAGCGAATATAAAATCTTTTATTGATTGTTGAAAAGATTTAAACTCAGCTACGTCTTTCTCAGTTGACTTTAAAACATCATTGGAGTTAGGCTCTGGTGCTTGGTAATCTTTTAAGTATGCTCCACCGTAACTTCCAAAAGAAGATCCAAACTCTCTTACTGTGGGTTTAATTATTGCCATAGAACTCCTTTATAGTATTTACTATACATAAAAAAATAAAGCCAGGATTAATCCTGGCTTTATATTAAACTAGTTTCCTAGTCAGATCGGTTACCAGCTTACAGAGCCTGAACCAATCTTGCTGTTAGCAATTGTGCCTGGGGTCAACAGGTCGGCACCAGCACCAACTACACGGACTACTCTGAAGTAGCGGTTTGCAGGCTGGACTGCGACCTTACCATAGCGAGTCAAGATACCCTTTCTTGGTTGGAAGGTTTCTGGATCGGTTACGGTTGGGAGTGGCATCATTGGGATGTATGGGCAGTATACGAAACCTGCGTCCATGTTGCTGTCACCCTTGTAGGCTACAATGATCTCATCGTCTGGGAACATTGGGTCTACAATTAGATCGTACTTACCAAAGAACTTGCCAACGTAATTGATTGACTTGCCAGCCATGTTGGTTGGGGCAGCTTCTCTTGGGAGGCCACCTTCCATCTTAGCTGCTAGTTCAAGGATTGAAGCAATTACAGGACCAGTAATCAGAACTGTGCCTGGACCCTTGAAGGTTGTCTTGTAGATATCGTTGCTTGCAAAGTTGATGGTTGCGAGCAAGTTTGCAAATGCGTGGCCAAGGTGTTGTGGTGCAAAAGCTGCTCCACCTGAGTTCTTGGTGAAGTAGTTTAGGTCACAAACAAACACGTTCTTACCACCAGTTAGTGCATCGTTATCTAAGCCAATTTGAGCAAAGTCATACTCGAATGCTCCTGGGGTGAATGTGTTGCCTGAGTTAGGATCAACACCACCTATCTCTGGGAAGTTATCTGCACCACCGTTAATTAGTGACTTGAGATACCATCCACCTACGCTGGTTGTTCCATCGACGAATCCGTATGCAATCATGCGGAT